AACTGAGGTTGATACCTTGGTTAAGATTGAGGGAACTCTAAATGAACTTAGAGCATTACTTGGCAATGCTGAGCGCGCTACTGCTTCTGTTGTTGAAACCGTTGAAGAAGTTAAAACAACGGCTAAGAAGACTAGACGTAAACTATCGCAATGGCAGCGTTACATTAAGAACAGAGCTAACCACATCAAGTTCAAAAGAGGAGACAAAAAAGGAAGACTAGATTTAGCGGCTATGTCTAAAGCATTTAAGAGGTCTAAGAAATGAACGCATTCCAAATACAACTAGAAAAGTTACTTCCTAAACAAGAAGAAACTAAAACCAAAAAGAAAAAGGGGACTAAAAAATGAGTGACCGAACATTAGTTCAAGAATTTCCTCCTTTTGTAGCATCAGCTAATATTTTTTCCGGTACTTGGGGTATACCTCCTGGTATAGCAGACTACAGACCTTTGTTATCAGCTACTTATACTAACAAAAGATATTGGGTTACAGAATCAAAACTTGATTTATCAGGCTATGCTATGGAAGACCTTACATTTTTCTTTCGTAATTCATTTGAACAAGATGGTGGGTTTAGAAGTATAACATGGAACGCGAGCGCAGCATCTCCGCTATCACCTTATGATACTTCAGTATTAGAGAATGTAATTGTATCATCAGTACCAATAACAGACCAACAACTAGTTGCAAGTATAGTAATTGCCCCTGGGTTTATTCCTTATGGAAGCATTCCATCAATTCCAGGTTATTTTGGTAATTTTAACAGAACTCATATTATACATGGCCATCTTTCTGGTTATGATGTTGAACTAGACCAGGTTTCAAAGGCAGATGCAGACGGTAGTGGTTGGTTAAAAATAGAACAAGACTTTTATTATTCTAGTTTAGAACCAACTGCTGCTGATTGTTTGTATTGTTACAGAGTATTAGCTTTACCAACTGGTGCTGGCATGGATGATTTTGGTGCGGATTCTGTAAGCTTACCTCCTAAGCGTGTTATTATGAACGGTATGACAGGAGAAGAACCGCACCTTGAGTATATGATGCGACTAAAGAGGTCATATGAACTAGCTAATCAAGTGTGATTAAATGTCTGAACTACGAGATGCAGTTAGAGAAGCATATGATTGGCTAGCGAATCAACAGAAACCACCAGTTGAAGCTCCCCTTAGTATCTTACTTCGCTACTTACCTAATGTAGTAACACCAGTTTATGTTGGTGCTAAGTTAGGAGTAGCAGTTGGTACAGCAGGAGCCAAGGGTACTTTTGGTTCTGGTCCAGTTGCAGGTTTAGAATATACACCAGAGATAGCTTTGTATGAACAATCTGCTTTAGGTAGTTCAAGAGTTATTTAGTTCCTGGTAACAAATATCACAAATCCATAAAGTAGGATATTGATTTCCCCTAGTCCACACTTCATAATCGAAAACATCGCCAATGAAACCGCATATCGCGCATTGACACATCATGCTTGCACCCACTTTCCTTCCATTAAACGGTCGCATTTAGTGCAATGCATACCAAAGCGCGGGGGATTGTCACTTACTCTGACATATTGTGGACAGTCTGGACACCACATATGATATTCAGTTCTGAAAGTATTTCTCTGGTCAGATTCTAAAAGTTTAGTTCTAACCCATTTACTAAAATTAGGTAATTGTGACGCTATCTCAAACGATGTTGGACATAGATTGACCATCTTATGACGCTTCATTCTTTCACTTCCAGATGAAGCATAATTAGAATTGTTGCTAACATAGCCAATTCTTCATGTTTTGATGACCTTATTTTCTTCAAAACTATCCTATATGCTTGCCAAAACTTTGCATCTGCTTGTTCCATGATATTATCTCAGATGGTTTTTGTATATATATATGCTGTAAAAAATTGACTTACATAGTAAAATAGTATGGCTAGTTAGAAACGGGTGGAGGAGGGGAAGTGGTGGTAAGATAGTACGCCACGACCCTCTGCCACCGATTAGAAGATTGAAGTGATGTTTATAGGCGGTCGGCAGCCACATAATGCTATGGCGACAGCAAAAACAGGCAGTTTTTATTTAACCGAGACAGTAACTTTACCAGCAACAAGCGTAGACGGAAACATAGTACAAGGCGTAATAGACCTTGGGGCTTATGTTAATGTTGCAACAGGGCAAGCGGTTGCTGTAGAATCAGTGGACTTTGTTTACCAGGTAGGCACAAACCTAAGCAGTGATGTAGCAAGAATGCTAGCCGCTAACGGTTCTTTAGCTGTTCAACTATCTGACCTAAACCCTGGTACACAAATGATAAGAGCAGACAATCAAAGTTTGATTTCTTCTGGAGGATTAAACATTGATATTGCAAATAACATTGCAACACATACTCAAGATTTGTACCCTGATAACTTCGGGCCTGCTGCTATGAGTGAAGCGTTTATGGTTGTAAATGATTCACTTTACTTGACTGGAGGCGTTTTTGGTGCGGCAGTTTCTACTTCTGATATATTTATCACTGCTAGAATTAAGTGCAGAGTTGTTAAACTAGGCTCCAAAGACTGGATGGCTATTGCAATACAATCAACCGCAAGCGATAACTGAGGTTGATACCTTGGTTAAGATTGAGGGAACTCTAAATGAACTTAGAGCATTACTTGGCAATGCTGAGCGCGCTACTGCTTCTGTTGTTGAAACCGTTGAAGAAGTTAAAACAACGGC